TGTGAAACCGCTCGTGCCTGTCGAATTGTTTGCATACGCGAACCACGTGTAAGTCGGTTGACCATCGGCACCGTCAGAACCGCGCACGCCGTCAGTACCTGTGATGCGCGACCACGTGTAATCAGCAGGGTTTGTGCTCTCAGTCTCAGTCGTCTTATTATTCGCGATACCGATATAGGTTTGGCCAGTGTTTGCGCCAGTTGCGAACCCGCTCGTCCCCGTCGAGTTGTTCGCATAAGCGATCCAAGTGTAGAGCGAATTCCCTTGCGCACCAGCAGCGCCAGCAGGCCCTGTCGAACCTTGCGCCCCTGCCCTCGCCTTAGCCAGAGTGAACGTCTTATTGATGCTTACGCCTTCATAGGTGGCGCGAAGCTTCACGTTCGCCTTGTCGGCGCTCATCGCGGTGACGCTGTAATAGCCATCAGTACCAATCGTGGCGGTGCAGCCTGTCTGCGAAACCTTCGTAAACGTGGCTGCTGAAGTCACATCAGCGATGCCCTTCATGACGGTGAAGACGCCGTTCGCATCAGAGAAATCAGACACAGTGCCAGCGCTATTGGCGATCAGAACATGACTGTCATTCGTCAGTGAGCCAGTGATTGAACTAGCTGCATCAGCGAACTTGCCGAGCAGTGCCACGCGCGCTGTCGTGAAGTCAGTGAACTTTGCCTTGAAGGTGTTGCGAACGATTGGCGTCGATACTGCGACATTGTTCCATGCTGGCGAGAGCGAGGCGAGGTAGGCGTTCAGCGCATCGAGCTTGCTCTGATAATTCGTTTTCGCTGTCGTGATGGAATACCTGTCAGCGTCGGCTTCCATGCTCGGGCGCTCAGTATTGAACTCAGCCATGCGCTGAATGATGATAAGTTTCTCAGCACTCGATAGCTTTCCATCCTCAGCGAAGTCATCGATGCGAACTTTCAATGCTGCAGCATCAGCCTTGGCCTCATCTGCAGCTTCCTGTGCTAGCCTTGCTGCCTCTTTCGCATTGGCAGTTTCGATACCTGCATCACGGATGGCCTCGCTGATTTCACTCGCACTATGAACAGCCCAAGTGCGAGTATGCCCGACCCTCACGCCATAGGCGGGGGACGCGCTCGGAAGCTGCTTGACCGAGTTCACTAGAGGAAGCGAAGAGTGATCATCCCTGAGCGCGATTGGCGTTTTGGTAGTTCCATAGAAGTTGCAAGCGCGAAATCGGCCGAGACTGTCAGGAAAAAGGAAACCCTGACCATCGAAGGCACTGCGAACAGCATCACCAACGCTCATTTGATCAGTGAGGTAGAGGTTCCATTCCTGATTCCACGCATTGAGCGAAGTCGCATTATAGACAGCGCCGAACTGGGTCAGCAAAGCCTTTACGATGCTGGCAATAGTGGTGCCATTTGCGCCAGTGATATCAGCGGTGACTTTGCCTCGTGGTTGGCCACCTAGTCTGATCATGCCAGCGGCAGGCGCAATTGCGTATTCGCCAACAGTCAGGGTGAGGTTGGCGAGCGCGCTGTAGGTTGTGACGGTCGCCTTTGCGCTGCCAGCTATCGGGTAGCCATTCTCATAGACGCCATGAACAGCAGCAGCCGCACCATCGTGGAACTGATAAATCTGATACGCTGAATCGATGAGCACAGGCGCGATGTTGAAGCATTTGCCAAAGGCCTTTGGCTTCACGTTGCCAGTCAGGTTCGCGTCACCCTCAGCGCCGCCAGTGCCGAGATATTCATTCGTCAGAATGTTAGTTTCGAGTGCAGCCTCAGGACCGCGAAGGGCTACCTTCGCAATGTTGCCATCGCGTTCGATCGGTCCAGCAGTGCCAGCGAATATCTGGCGATACTGCGATAATGCTGTGCCGCTTTCGCCAATATAGATTTCGAGTAGCGCGCCGTCCCAATCATATCGCGACCAATGCTGATTGTCGAAATCGTCGCCAAGCTGGAATGCTAGCGAGCCATGCGACAGTGAAACGGGGTCAGGGTAGCCATCCGAGAAATAGGCAATCGACCGTTTTGGCCATTCGGTAATGAGGGGAAGCCAAGCTTCATTATCGACAATGACGCCATCGCTGAGCGCTTGTGCTGCGCTCATGCGAACGGTCACATAATCCTGAGTTGCTGGGTTATAGCAATTTGCTCTGACAAGTATGTTTCTCACCCGCTATTTAGCGAGATTATCAAGGTGCGAGCGCGCGGATTACCAGTTCCGAACGTCGGGCATCGTATGCTTGAATCTTGGTGTTCGCCTCGTTCTTGATGCGACCGAAAATGGCCTCAGCCTGCCAACTCGAAACGTCATCGCTGTCGGGCACAAACAGGAAAGCGCGTTTCTTGCCGACAGCGGTGTAGAATGGCGTCCAATCATTTCGCCAAACGACATCACCGATGAAGCTAACAGATACCTTCCACTGCATCAGCACTGGGAGTTCATCGTAAGATTCCCAGCCATTGCCAGCGTATTGCGTCGATTGATCGATGAAGCTTTGTTCTGCATCAAGGTCCACGCCCGCCAAGTCAGTGAGCGGCAAGGCCTTTCCTATCACGATGCGCTGAACGGTGATTGCGTTGGTGCCGCCGAGAGTGATTTTCACATATCGCTGAGTGCGAACCGTATCGAGGCGTTTGATAATTTTACGCGTGAAACCTTCGGGCACAGGGTCAGTAATCGAGAAATTGGCGGTATCGTAAGTGCTCGTGGCTGTAGTCGTGCCAGTCTGAATGCGTGCAGTGGTGCCAGCGTTTTCGACGCCAATGAGCGCGATAGTGTCATATTTTGCAGCAGTGCCGAGGTCGAGAATGACAGTGTTGTTCGCGCCAGTCGTGCGCCAGACAAGGCCAGCAGCATCTATGTTCGCATTCGACACTGGGCCAGCAGCAGTTGCATCGCCGCTCACTACGCTGAAATTCAACGGACGGACAAACAGCGCCATATCAGCCCCTCACCGTCAGCGTTGTCGCGTTCGCCTGATAATCGACATCAGCATAGATGAGCTTAAGCACGCGGCCATCAGTGGCGTAGTCTGGCGCATCGAGAATGTAGGTAGGAACGCTGAGGTCGAAATCCTCAAGCTCAAGCGTGCCGTCAATCTCAACCTGAAAGACTGTCTTGAAGGTCTTTGTATCGTTGAAAATCTGATTGGCGAGCGCAGTAGCTGGCGCTTCCTGCAACTGTGTATCGAGCGTGATTTCACGCGCCTGAGGATATGTGCTGCGAACACTAAAATCGCTCAAGCGAACGTAGCGAAATTCTCTGTTGATTAGTGCAGCACGTGAAGGGTCGATTGCCATGAAGCTATTTAGCCTCAGAAGTGATTCACGATTTTGCCGTTCACTGCGAAGCTGCGCCCACCACCGCTGCCAGTGCCACCACGAGCACCTTGAGCCGCGTTGCTTTTCAGTTGCTCATTGATCTGATGCAGAAGGTCATTGGTGATGCCCTGCTGACCCGTGATATTCTTCGTTTGCTCATGAATGGCGTTCACAGTCGCATCATCGATTTCCGCGCTGATATTATTGATAAGACCATCAGTCGCATCTGCCACCATGTTGCGAATATCGACGTAGGCTGAGGAACTGCCGTAGATGCTGCCCGCATTGCTATTGATATCGCTAGCCAGCGACAGGAAGGCATCTTGATCCACAGTTTTGCCAGCAGTGATATCGCGGCGCATCGCTTCGAAATCAGCAAGGTCGCGGGTCAGCAGGCTGAGCGAAGTGAAGCCGCCCGCCTCGCCCTGTAGTTCTTTCCTGAAATCGCGAAGGCTCGAAAGCTGGTCGTCGATATACTGCTCAAGCTTGCGCTGGCGGTATTCCTCAACCTTGCCGAGTTCAGCAGCAGTCGCGCCAGATTTCTGCATAGCCTTTGCCAAATCATCGAGCGATTGCGTGATTTGCTGAGCGCCAGAGGAAAGCGGGTCGCTCATGAATCTCAATTCCTTGAGCAGTTTCTCATACTGGCTTGCAAGGTTCACCCCAGCTTCGCCTTGCGCCTGAATGACGCGCTTCGAGAATTCGCTGATGCCAGTGAGAATGCCTTTCTTCAGAGCCTCGCTGACTGCGAACGCAATCGCCGCTGCCTGCCCATCCTCACCGAAATTGTACAAACCTTGATTGCGCTCATTCGCAGCTTCGCTCTTCGACTGGCCCTTGAAGCTAGTCGCGCCAGTTGTCGAAACTCGCCACTTATCATTGTACTGACCAACAGTGATGCCGCCTGTGCCAGTGATAGTCGCACCCAGCGCATCTGCAATCGCATTAATTCCGTTCGCGACTTCGCCAGCAGCAGCCATGCCATTGGCAGTCATACCCTTGCTGTTGCCAAATCCGCTACCTGCAGTCAGGCGACCGTCGCTAAGTTCTAAGCCAGCACCGCCCTGTTTCGATTTCTTGAACAGTCCACCGATGGTGCCGCCGAGCACTGAGCCGATGGCTGAGCCAATCGGTCCTGCGATAGAACCGAGTGCGCCGCCCACCTGAGCGCCAGTCGTGGAGAACTTGCTCCAAAACATCTTGCCAACGCCAGCAACAGCGGTGCCCATCGCAGCGCCAGCCATCGCACCGCCAACAGCATTGCCCAGCCCCTTAACAAGCCCGTTCGGGCCAGAGAACGAACTGGTGAACTTGCTAAAGCTAGATGACATGCTGCTCATCGGGTCAGCGAACGCTTTTTGCAGGCCTTCCTTTGAGAATCCGTCTAGCCCCTTATCGATGCTCGTTCCAAAGTCCTTGCTCAGCGTGGAGCCAAGGCGGGCGATGCCGCCCAGCAGGCCGCTGCCTGAGTAGTCACCCTGCTGCATCTGATTGAGGTTATCGATTGCATCAGCGATGCCATTAATGGCCTTGCCGAGCACACCGCCTAGAGCGTCACCAATCTGGTAAATTGCGCCAACCATCTCGTCATTGAACTTGTTTGCAATGTCGAGCATCTTTTCTTCGTATTCATCGACGATGCGCTTGTTCGCCTCGCGCATTTGGCGCTCGAAATCGCTCTGGCTCATGCCCTCAGGTTTCGAGACTGTGCCAAGCGCCTTGAGCGCTGTATCGCGCTCATATCGAGCTTTCGCAGCAGGATCGTTTGTAACGCCAGCTTCAGCAAATAGACGCTTACCTAAGTCGAATTCCTCAGTGCGAAGGCGAAGGCGTTCCTTGAGCGCATCATTGCGCTGCAACTCGGTGATGAGTGCAGCCTCTTGGAGCTTCCAATCTTCGCTGGATAGCTGAGCGATATCGCCGCCATTGTTGAGATATTCGAGTTGCGCTTTCAGTAACTCTTCAGCGAACTTCTGGCGCGTTTTGTCACTCTCACCCAAAGCCTTTTCGAGCAGAGTGGTTTCGTTCGCGAGTTCGAACGCCTGCTGGCGCATTCCAGTGAGCGCTTTAGCTAGACGCGTTTGCTCGACGAGATTGGCGATTTCCTGAGCTTGAATTTCGCCATACTGAGCACCAAGGATTTTCTTGGCTTCCTCTTGTTTGGCACGCAACTCAGCTTCATGCCTGAGCAGCTTGGCTTGCTCAAGCTCATCACGCATCTTGTCGAGAAATTCCTGATACTTCTTAACCGCATCCTCTAGTTCTTTGGCTTTGCTTTTCTTGTCCTTGCCTTCCTTGCCACCAGCAGCATCAGCAGCGGGTGAGCGCCCGCCGTCAGGTGAGCCAGCTTCCTCAGCAGCCTTGCGGTTACGTTCCTCAGCGCGCTTGTCAGCGCGGTCCCCCCAGCTATCAACCCTGCCCTCAATCGCATGATTGTTTTCCCAGCTTGGCATCGTGTCTGATAGCGCAGCGCCCAAGCCTTCACCTTGAACACGGCCAAGGGCAACTGGTCCAAGAGTACCTACAGAGACTCCGGGAATTTTGTTGATGCCCGCGATGAGCAAATTGATGCCATCGACAGCCTTGTTGACCATCCATTCGATGCCAGTGATGACAAGATTAGCAGCGCTGCGAATGCCTGCACCGACAAGGCGCGGGAAATTATTGAAAATTGCCCCGATAGTTTTGCCAGCGAAGGTGAAGGCAGAAATCCAAAAATCAGCGCTTCTGGCAAACAGCTTGACCAGCCCCATTAGCGAGAATGAGATACCGCCGAAGACCGAACTGAAAGCTCCACTGATCATATCGAGTGCGGGCTGAAAGAACTCGACTACGCCGCCGAACGCTGACTTGATGCCGTCGAATACGCCTGAAACTGTATCTTTGATACCAGACCATACGCTCGACATTATATCGCCAAGAGCTTTAAGCCCCGCGCTCATATCCTCCCAAACAACTGCGGCCAAATCGGCAAGCGTACCCACGCCGTCAGTGCCAATCTGAATTTGGTCGCTGAACTGATAAAGTAGACTACCGATTAGAACCAATGCAGTCGCGATGGCTGTGAACGGGTTGGCAAGCAGTGAAGCCGTGAAGGCATTCGTGGCATTGCGCGCAATCGTCATAGCGCCCGAATAAAGCGCCATAGATTTGGTCGTTGCGCCAGCCAGACCGCCTAGCAGCATCATCTGCTGGTAGAGTAGCTTGACTGACGAAACAGCAGCGCCAAGCGCCATGCCTGCCTTCATCGTGACAAATGCTGCGCCAACAGAGAGCGCGGCCTTCGTGATATTTCCGAGGTTCGCAAGGATGAGATTGAGCGCAGTGCCAGCGATGCCAGCAAGTGTCGAAACTACAGGTGCGATTGTGCTGAAAGCTTCGCGAAGCTGAGCGCCGAATGCCTGCACTGTTGGCAGGATGCTCGCCGTCCATTCATTGAACTTCGCCAGACCGACAGCAAGACTGTCTTGGAAATCGAGGCCCTTGGCTAAGCTAGCAGCCATTTGCATGGCGCTGTTTCCAACGCTGGTTCGAATGTCAGCGAAGGTCACAGGAATGCGACCAAACCGCTTTTCGATATCAGCGATAAGCTTAGGGTCAGTCAGTGCCTTGGCAATTTGCTCGCCAGTAATTTTACCCTCAGACCCGAGTGCCTTCAGCGTTCCTAGAGGCACACCCATCGAGTCTGCCAAGAGTTGCATGAACACAGGTGAATTCTCAGCAAGCGACTTGAATTCATCGCCTTGAAGAACACCGCTGGCCATTGCCTGCGACAACTGAAGTATCGAGCTTTGCGCTTCCTGAGCACTTGCGCCGCCGACCTTGAGTGCCATCGCGAAGGTTCGCGTAGCCACACCAGCCTGATCGAGCGTGATGCCAAGATTTCCAGCGTTCTGAGCCATCTTGGTATAGAGAGCGCCGACCTCAGCGATGCCATTTCGCGTCTGGTTAGCGATCTGAACTACACTCGACATACCCGCCGCCATTGCGGCCTGAGAGCCAGTCGCATTGAGCATTCGAGCTTCTAGCTCAGCCATTTTGTCAGAAGTGCCAGTAATGGCGGTGGCGAGCGCAGCTATCCCACCAACTGCTAGCCCTAATCCAGCGATCCCGAGCGCTGCACGGGTAGCTGAGCCAGCGAGGCCATTGAGGCTTCGCGTAGCAGCCCGAGAATTATCGTTTACAGCATTGAGCGGCCCATTTGCGCCACCAATTCGACGAAGCGCATTGTTGACTGCATTCGCACCAGCGACTGCACCCGTTGGGTCTATGACAACTCGAATTCGACGTTCTGCTATACTCACGGTTTATTTATCGTGAGTCGGTTTCTCCGATTTCTTGCGATACTTTCTGATCAGCCGTTCACGTCTGTTATCTACGTCCATAATGATGCGCTTGAATGAAGTGTACTCGTCATCATCCATGCCCATATCAGCGGCGTAAGCGCGAATAGCTGAGAGGGGAATCAGCCCCTTTCCATCAAGCCCTATTGGTCGCTCAGTGTTGAGTTCCTGAAATGCACGCCAATAGAATATTGACCCCGAATAGAGTTGCGGTTGCTCATCGAGAAAGGCTTGAGCGCGTTCTTGAACGCGCCCAACGCCAGTCTCTGCGAGGTCATACATTGAATCTAATTTCTCACCGTGGCGAAGCTGCCAATCGATGAGTTCAATTAGTTTTTTGAGGTATCCTCAACTTCATCCGCTTGGAATTGCGAATTATCGCCAGCGATTGTAGCGAGTTCCAGCAGGATGTGTTGAGCATGCTCATCCATAAGATACTCGAATGCATCTTCTGGCGTGAAAGGGACAACCTTTGACTTTTCATCCGAAGGGTCTTGAGGAAGCTTCCAATCAAGCAATCCAAGATAGGCAAGAGATATCGCAGCGCGCTTTGTGAAATCCTCCTCTTTCTTATTGTTGCAACCGTGCTTCGACCAAAGGCGCTTCTTTTCAAGCTGTTCCTTTTGATTGAACGGGTCCATATAGCGTAGCTTGTAAGAACCGTATTCAATTCCAGCATCATCGACATAATCAACCCAAACGCCTGCCTCAGCGACCTGCTTTGAAACACGCTTCGGGATATAAAATTTACTCATTTTGCAAATACCTCACTTTGAATCTTGCGAGGTATTTATCTAAACGAATGCCCGCGCTGCCTTTCGACAACGCGGGCACCAAAGCTGCCTTGTGCGCAAGTGAGGTATTAGGCGAGCTTCGTAATCGTGGTTGCGCCAGCAGTTTCCTTGGCCATGAATTCAGCGCTGACAGTTGCAGCAGCGCCTTCCTCACCATCTTTGGGAATGCGGAACTGAGCCACAGGGATATTGATGCTGTAGCCATTCACGCCAGAGCCAATCGGGAGCGTTAGCGCTGCGCCGCTGGCACTCAGCAGAACAGTTTCAGGCGTCCAGTCTTCACGGAAGAAATCGACCGACCCATTGACCTTACGGAAGCCAGATGTGGCAATTCCGCGAGCGGATGCAGAGCCAAGCTTATTCAGCGCTTCGCGAGTATGCTCAACTGTGTATTCGAACTTGAGGAAATCGACAGTCAGACCAGCAATCGAAGGTACAACGTCAACACCAGCGAGCTTCATAGCATTCGACGGGTTGGCATAGGTTGCGCCAGTCTTCTGCGCAGTGCCAGTCGTGCGAGCCATGCCGATGATATCGGCAGAGAATTCAATGTTGCCATTGGCCGTGCCAGAGATGGTCAGCTTCGTAACCTGACAGCCAGTGAAATA